GCACTTGGTTGCAGTGAAGAAGAATATAGAATTTTTGCAAAAGAAGTTGAACTAAAGACAAAAAAACGCGGCGAAGAGTACGCACACATCCCAGATATTCGCTGCATTAGTGCGACAACGATAGCCATCATTTCGCTTGTTGTCGGCGTACTTTCTACTGCGGCATCTATACTTTTGGCGCCTAAGCCTAGAGCAGTAGGCCGTGACAGGGAAATCGAACAACGGCAACTTGGAGGCAGAACAGGCCGCACTATTTTTACGCCAAACTCTGGTTTTGATTCCGCGCAAGAACTAGCAGCTTACGGCGAAGTAGTGCCAATCGTATTTACGCGCCGCGATGAAGCGCATGGAACTGGCGGTCTCTTGATTTCGCCTGCATTGGTTTGGTCAAGGATGAAGAGCTGGGGCGGCTACCAAATCGCTGAAATTATTGCAGTTGCTGGTCAAGGCAACATGGCAAGACCAGAGCTTGCCGGTATTTTTCTTGGTAATAATGCTCTTGATGGAATCTATAAATCATATTTTGACTTTTACTGGAATGGAGGTTTTGAAGTCTTAGGTGCTGGCAGCCATCTGCGTATGTACAACCATCGCTATGGCGAATTGAGCATTGACGATGGGCGAAATAATGAAGACCATGCATTTTACGCACCAACAAATGAAGGTGCCGACCAGCCCGCGTTTTCTGGTGCATTTACGCCTACATCGCAAACTGCTTTTGGTGTTTACTCTGGTATCCCCAATGGAACACCGTATCGTCCCAATTGGCGCGTAATTTCAATACCTGATAATTTTGACGAAAAGCAGCGTCGGCAAGCCAAGAATCAACAGAAAAAATACGTTGATCAGTATTTAATGGAAGAACACCCATATGGGGGTGAATCTGATGACGAAAAAGGCGGTGCAACTGAGGCTGGTATGCCTGGTACGGGCACAAACTATGCCCGCCGAATTGGGATTATTGAGCACAGACCAGTTGGTGGTGGCATTAACACCGTAAACCACACACTTGTAGGTACTAAAAAAGGCTTTGAAAGCTGGGGCAATTTAACGCAAGAGTTTGATGTAAATGTCGGCGATACTATTGTTATCTTGTTCGGTAAAGGGCGTCAAACAAAACAACCTTTTCCTGTTGGTAAAGGAATTGAAGATGTTAATCTTAGCGATATTCGTTCACAAATCGAAGCCGAGTCTTCACGGTATGACCAGCTTTTAAGCATGGGCAGTACGTTTATGATTGGGCGTTCAACATGGCAGGTAATCAATCGTCCCAATGAACGATATGATCCCGAAATACATACTGTTGATGGCTATAGGGTTACATTGCGGTGTTTGGAGGCATGGAGTAATTTGCAACGCAAGATCGGCGTTGTCGATGAGGATGCAATCACCGTTGCAGACTACCTGCCATACTCCGACATTGAGGAATCCTATTACCCCATACTAAAGTATGAAATTGGTACGTTCCAGAATACACGGGCATGTGACGTAACGGAGATTGGCATCAAGTCTCAAGTTTGGGCCAAATTTAATGGAATTACAAACTTCAATACATTGCTTGCTCCTGGTATTATGTACCAAAATAACCAAGATAATATCCAAGTAACTGAAGGCAAGCTTACGGCATACGCTAGGCGCATGTCATTTTTTGCACTTGATGTTCGTTTAAGTAATTACGACGAAAACGCAACAAGCAACGAAGGTTGGACAAATATCGGCCCATATTTATTTGCGGTAATAGGTGACTCTCCTGTTGATATCTATTCTTTCATCCGCGTTACACATCCAGCTAGAAGTCAGTATGAGTATCGTTTGCGTCCATTCAATAGCGCAATTCCGTCTCAACAGTCTAGCGGCGACGTAGATGTTTTTGTACTGGATGGCTCTAAAACACCAGCTCGTGGCTGGAGCTTTGACACTTATCTCGGAACATTTAACATTGGAGCGCGTGGTTATTTTGCCAAACCGAGGGATTATTTTACCCACCTTGAAATGGCCGTGGTGCCTGAGCTTATCCAAGATGATGAAGGGCAAACCAATTTGGTTTACGGCAGATTTGTTGATGACGATACAAAGCTACTGGTAACTTTTCTTGGCGCTACCGCAAACGAAAGCGGGCCTACTTACAATGTCGGCGATCCATTGCGGCCCAATACTCTTAGCAATATCCTTTCTGTAGCTGCTGGTTTGGATCCCTATTTTAATAATTTAGGTGAAGGCGCTCGTACGACGATTCCTTGGGAATACTCAAGAGATGCTGGGCGTGAGGTCTACATGGAACTACGTCTTGTTTCCTACAGGGATGACAGCTACAACACGCCGCGAAACTATTGGTGGAGAATTGAAAGTACAACAGTTACAAGTTTCAATGGCGAATGGAATAATGGCGATACGTTTGCAAAGTATTCACGAAATACAAATGGAATACAATTTGCCTTCTTCTATGAAACAAGGCACCCACAGGTTTACGAGGAGTTCGATGCTCCGCAAACTGCAACTCGTCTTTTCCAGCGTTACAGCGGAATTGCTGAAGTGTCGCATTATGGCGATTTAATATCACGCAGTTGTGACGACAGCCCAGAACACGAGCTTATTTATGTCAATGAATGCCTGAGTGAAAGCAATGAGGTTGATTATGCTGGCTGCGCTATTGCAGGCTTAAAGCTAAAATCAAGTGATAACTTTACACAAATTGATCAACTTCGCTGCTTTCTCAAGAACGGCTTGGAGGTGGAACGCCTGCTTGATAATGACACAGCACCTAGCAATCTCTTGACAGATTTGGTTTGGTATCTCGCAACAAATAAAGATACAGGTGCTGGGTCTGTCATCAATTCAGCGTTAATTGATCGTGATGCACTTGTAATAACTGGGCGTTATTTGCGTGCCAATAGATTGTTTTATGACGATGTTATTGCAGAGCCCGTTAATTTGCGTACTTGGCTGGCGGATAAAGCGGCATCAATGCTTTGTTTCACAAGCCTAAAAAACGGCAAGCTAGCACTGGAACCGGCGTTGCCGTATTTCGATGACGGCGTAATTGATGAAGTGCGGCCAGTAACAATTTCGGCAATGTTTACTGAAGGTAACATGATCGAAGACAGCCTGGAGATCAGCTGGCTAGAGCTAGAAGAGCGCAAATTATTTCAAGCGGTAATTATTTACCGCAAATCCCGCGTCAACCAGTTCCCCGAACAGCGCAGCTTGATAGCTCGATACAACACTGGCGATAAAGGCGACCTACCGATTGAAGAGTTTACGTTTGAGCATATTACAAGCGATGAGCACGCAATGCGGGTGGCGCGTTACTTCCTGGCGATTAGAAAGCATCAAACACATACCATCACTTTCAAGACGCTGCCGTGGGGGTTGAGCTTGGCACCGGGACAGTTTATTCGTGTCGCTAGCGAATTAAGCCCATACCGCCCAACCAACAATGGAATTATTAAAAGTGATGGCACTATTGTTGCGATCAACGCCTTAACTGATGGCAATTATGAGGTTTATTACTGGGATCGCCAAAGCGCAACGGTCGAAGAAGGCACGTTGCAGGTTAGCAATGGAGCGGCGACAGAGTTTTTCAATACTGTATTTGCGATCAAGACGGAAGCAACGCTTGAATCTCAGGTCTACCAAATCGAAGCACTGGACGTGGATCAAGAAGGCATCGTGACGATTAAGGCTAGTAATTATGCTGTAGACTCGGAAGGTCGCAGCTTGCTCGCAATTGATACTTTGGATGCTGCTGGCACCATTGAAATAATCGGATCTGTAGACTGATGGCTTTTCAATCTGGTCGTATGCAGGTGACGAATGAAACGGTTAGTGACTCGACGTACTTCAGCAGTGTCTTTACGATTGTCGAGTCTACAAATTCCCAGAATATCTATCTGGTGGAGCAGATTACACTAGCCGAAGACATGACAGTTCGAATCGTTGCTTCGGAGTATCCATGCGACGATAATCAAGTGAGCGAGCTAGCTAAAATGCTTTCAAGCGACGCTTCATACACATTGTCAGCGTTCTTCTAATGGCTTTTCCGTCACTCCGTCCCAGCAGCCGCAGTTTTGATGCTGGCGATTATCCGATCAAGACGTACAAGACGCAGAACGGAAGCGAAGTGCGGATTCTGTACGGCAATAGACGCACAAACATGAAAATGGCATTGAGCTATGAGAACATCACCGATGCCCAAGCCGAACTATTTTTAGATCACTACGACGAAATGAAAGGCACATTTACTACGTTCGCGATTGCATCACAGCTGCAGAATGTCGCTGCTAAAACGGGGTGGGAAGGTAGCCATGATGCGATTGGTGCCGGTGCGTCAGGCAATGCTTATCGGTATGAAGGCCCGCCGCAAGTGCAGCAGGTGCGTTCGGGCATTAGCACTGTTACAGTTAATTTGATTGGTGTGCTCTGATGGCAAAGGTCTATACCGGCAGAGACGGCAGGCTGCTGATTGACGGCACCGAGCAGATCAAAGTGACCAACTGGTCATTGACTGGTTCGTTGGAGGTATTGGAGACCACCACGCTAGGCGACGATCAACGCAGTTACGTTCCAGGCGTGCAGGAGTTTAGCGGTAGCGCAACGCTGCTGTACTACAACGATGGTACTGGCCGGAATGATGCAGCAACTGCATTGAAAAAGGTACTAAAGATTGCTGGTGTACAAGGCACGGATACGGTTGATATGCGGTTGCGCCTTGTCGAAGGCAACACCAATCATGACGTGCGCTTGACCGCCTATATCACAAGCGTCAGCTTTTCTGCTGGTGT